GCGGGCACATGCTCGCGTTCGGCGGCACGCGGACGTGGCATCGCATCGCGTGTGCTATCGAGGACGCGGGGTTCGAGGTCCGTGACTGCTTCATGTGGCTTTACGGGACAGGGTTCCCGAAGTCGCACAACCAGGGAGAAGGGAGGGGCACCGCGCTCAAGCCTGCCTGGGAGCCGATCTTCATGTTCCGCAAGCCTCTGATTGGCACCGTCGCGGCGAACGTGCTCGCGCACGGCACGGGGGCGCTCAACATCGGCGCGTGTTTTATCGGCGCGGAAGGAGGAACAAAATGGGTGCCGGTCGGCGACAAAGGCGACCGAGGGCAATTTGGAGGAGGAATAAAGGACGGAGCAATAGCAGACGCCGGTCGAGGCCGATGGCCCGCGAACCTGATCGGCGACGACGATCTGCCGCAAGACTTCTGGCGGTTCTTCTATACGACCAAGGCCAGCAAGAAGGACCGCAATTCGGACTGGCATGGAAACCCCCTCCCCTATCCGAACGCGCACCCGACCGTGAAACCGGCAGACCTCATGCAATGGCTCGTGCGGCTCGTCACGCCGCCCGGCGGCGTGGTGCTGGACCCGTTCGCCGGCAGCGGCAGCACCGGGGTCGCCGCGCGCCGGGAGGGCTTCCGGTTCATCGGCATTGAGCAGGACCCGCGACATGCCGACTTCGCTACCATGCGGGTTGGCGGAAGTGACTTCGAGGCGAAACTGGCCCGGCTTCGCGAGGCGATCCGGCGGAACGAGGAGGCGCGCGATGCCGCACGTTAATTTCCTTCAGGGTGACGCGCTTGACGTTCTGCGGACACTCCCGAGCAAGAGCGTTCAATGCGTGGTCACGAGCCCTCCCTACTACGGTTTGCGTGATTACGGCGTCGAAGGCCAGATCGGGCTTGAGCCGACGCCGGATGAATACGTGGCGCGCATGGTCGATGTGTTCCGTGAGATGCGCCGCGTGTTGCGTGACGATGGGACGTTCTGGCTTAACATCGGCGATTGCTATGCCCGCATCGGCGGGACTGATCGCGTGCCGAGCGCAACAGCCAAGGTCGGCTCAACGAAGGCGGTCATGGAGGCGCAGCCTGATCGCACGCGCCGCACTCTTTGGCCGGGCATCAAAGAGAAAGACCGCATGATGATCCCGGCTCGCGTCGCGCTGGCGCTTCAGGCAGATGGTTGGTGGCTTCGCGACGAGATCGTGTGGCATAAACCTCGAACAACGCCGTTCCCCGCAAATGACCGGACCGTGGCGGCGCACGAAATGGTTTACCTTCTGACGAAGGCACCGCGATACTATTTCGATTGGGCAGCCATCGAGGAGCCGTCCAAATACCCCGGTGTTGTTCGGCAGGGGCGCGAGGCGTTTCGGTTGCATGGTGCAGCCAAGGCGGCGGCGCTGGCCGACATGGACAAGACAAATGCTTATGGAGGACGAGGCGGAGAAGAAACCGTAGTCCGTGAAACACGGCGGGCACGCTCAGTATGGTCCATAAACCCGCAGCCATACCGTGAGGCGCACTTCGCGACGATGCCGCTTGATCTTGCTGAGCGGTGCATCAAAGCAGGCACGAGACGCGGAGATGTGGTCCTTGACCCGTTTGGCGGCGTAGGGACAACAGCTCTGGCCGCAACGCGCCTCGGGCGACGCGCTGTGCTGATTGAACTGAAGACCGACTACGTGAATATAGCACGTAATCGGCTAGGCCGCGACTTCAGGGAATCTTTGGCCCGGCTTCGCGAGGCGATCCGGCGGAACGAGGAGGCGCGCAATGGCCGGCTGGAAGAATAGCCTGAGCAATCAGGCAATCTCGCGCTCGATCAACGAGCGGAGGCCCGCGCGCATCCCGGACGATGAGTTGTTCGAGGCCGACTTCAAGCCGCTGCCTTCGCGCACCAAGGAAAGCAGGCTCGAAGCCAACGGCGTGCGCTACGCGGTCGAGCGCGGGTGGATGCACAAGAAGATCGGCACAAACGCGTGGCCGGACCATATGTTCCTGCGGCGCGGGCGCACGGTGTTCGTCGAGTTCAAGCGCGAGGGAGAGAAGCCACGGGCGAACCAAGACCGGCGGCTCAGCCAGTTACGTGACAACGGCTTCGAGGCCGTCGTGATCGACCGCAAGGAGCAGTTCTCGAATGTCTTTGGGTCATAACCGCGGTCCGCGGTGGGAGGTCGAACTCCACCCGTATCAGGACGTGGCGATCGAGTTCGCGCACAAGCACCCCATGTCGGCGCTTTGGATCGACATGGGGCTCGGCAAGACGGCGACAATTCTGACCGTCATCCGCGATCTCCTTGCTCGCAAGGAAATTCGACGCGTGCTGGTCATCGCGCCGCTCAAAGTGGCGACGCAGACATGGCCACACGAGATCGCGGCGTGGCGCCACCTTCAACACCTCGACTACACGGTGGTCCGGAGTTCCGATCGGCACGTTCGCACGCAACTCGCGCAGTCGCGCGCACGCATCCACATCATCAACCGCGAGATGCTCCCGTGGCTCGTCAATATGTGGGCCGAAGCGAAGAAGTGGCCCTACGACATGATCGTCGTGGACGAGTCCTCCTCATTCAAGGATCACACGACGAACCGCTTCAAGGCGCTCAAGCGGGTCCGCAGACTGGCAAAGCGGATGCACCATTTGACTGCCACGCCTGCGGCCGAATCCTACATGGGGCTGTTCTCGCAGTTCTATCTACTCGACGGGGGCGAGCGGTTCGGTGACTCCATCACGAGGTTCCGCGAAACCTATTTCGACCGCAACCCGTACACCGGAGGCTACACGGTCAAAGAGGAGAAGAAGGCGGAGATCATCGAGAAGATCGCGAGCATCACGCTTGTCATGCGCGCCGAGGACCATCTTCAACTCGACGAGCCGCTATACCTGAAGCGACTTCTGACACTCGAACCGGACCAGTTGAAGGCGTATCGAAAGTTCGAACGCTCGCTTATCCTGTCGCTGCCCGGAGGAGACGAGATAGAGGCGCTGACCGCCGCCGCGCTGAGCCAGAAGTTGCTTCAGGCAGCCTCCGGGGCGGTGTACGACGAGAACAAGGTCGCGCGTCCCTTCCACGAACACAAGATCGAGGACATTCAGCAACTCGTCGAGGAATTGGACGGTTCACCCTTGATGATCGCCTACTGGTTCAAATCTTCGCTCGCGAGGCTGCGCAAGGCGTTCCCGCAGGCGACGGTCATGGACCGCGGCGGCAAGGCGGTCGTGCCTTGGAATGAAGGCAAGATACCCATTCTGCTCGTGCATCCGCAGAGCGCCGGACACGGCCTCAACATGCAATACGGTCCTGGCCACGACCTCGCGATTTTCGATATGTTCTGGTCCGGTGAACTCTACAACCAGTTGATCCGCCGCCTCGCCCGTCAGGGGCAGAAGAAAGTCGTGCGCGTCCACCACCTTCTCGCCGAGAGCACGCACGACATGGATGCGATGGCGGCGCAGGAAGCCAAGGGCGCCGAGGAGAACAAGTTGAAGGCGGCGGTCAACGAGATACGAAGGAGGGTGCTGCCGTGAGCGGAACCGCGTTCGATCGGAGGCTTCGGCGTGTCAACAACGACGAACAGACGCGAACGATCATCTACGACGGCGCTTCGGTGAATCAGATCGCGGCGATGTTCGGCATGACCAACACCGAGGTCGCGCGCAAATTGCGATCCTTGCCGCCGAGCGGCGTACGAAGCGGCTACCCGATCTATAAGGTCAAGGAGGCCGCCGAATATCTGCTGAAGCCGCGCGTGGACGTCGAGGAATACATCCGTAAGGTCGGCGTGAAAGACCTCCCGCCTTCGCTACAGAAGGACTTGTGGGCCGCGATGAACGGCCAGTTGAAGTTCGAGGAGGCGCAAGGCAACGTGTGGCGCGTCGAGCGCATCCAAGAGACCTGGGCGGAGTGGCACAAGATCGTGCGCATGACGTTGCTTCTGGCACCGGATGACGCGGAACGGGACGGCAGGCTCCCGCCGGAGTTCTACGAATGGTTCCGCGGGTTCATCGACAAGTTGCTGGCCTCGCTGCTCGCCGCCGTGTCAGAAGGGATGGCTGCGCTTGAAGCGCAACGTGCAGGAGTGGTGGATTATGAACCGGATACCGACAGCGCCGTTGAAGATGAGGCGGCTGAGGAGGACGACGAAGAACTTTGAGACGTTGAACGACATGGGCGCCTCGCTTGCGTCCATGTTCCAGCCGCCCGAGCGCATCAAGGTGTCCGAGGCGGCGGAGAAATACGTTCAACTCAACATCCCTGGCGCCTACATGGGTCCGTACGAGAATCACCGGACGCCATACATGGTCGAGCCGATGGACATGCTCGCGTCACGCAAGCACAACGGCGTGGCGTTCTGCGGGCCAGCACAGAGCGGCAAGACCCAATCCCTCATCCTCAACTGGCTGGCCTACTCGATTGCCGTCGATCCGATGGACATGATCATCTACAGCCCATCGCACGCTGCGGCGCGAGACTTTGCTGTCCGCCGTGTAGATCGTATGCACCGGCACAGCCCGGAACTCGGCAAGATGCTGTCGCCTCGTGCGGACGACGACAACCGACACGACAAGATGTACCGTAACGGCATGATGCTCACGCTGTCCTGGCCGAGCGTCACGGAGTTTGCCGGCAAGCCGATCGGCCGAGCCGCGCTCACTGACTTCGACCGCATGTCTGATGACATCGACGGGGACGGCAATCCGTTCGACCTTGCGTCCAAGCGCACGACGACATTCGGCTCGTTTGCGATGACGCTGGCAGAGAGCAGCCCGTCGCGCCCGCTCGAAGACCCCATGTGGATCGCCGAGACACCTCATCAGGCACCGCCGGTCAAGGGCATCCTGGCCATCTACAACCGAGGGGACAGGCGCCGCTGGTACTGGCCGTGCATGAACTGCGGTCAGTATTTCGAGGGCAACTTTCGCATGATCCGATGGGCAGAAGGCGCTGGCGGCAGCAACGATCGCGCCGAGGCGGCGGAGTCCTGCTTCATGGAGTGCCCGCATTGCCAGCACCATCTCCTGCCGTCAGCACGACGAGAGATGAACGAGGACGGCGTGTGGCTCAAGGACGGCCAGTCTGTCGATGCGCACACGGGCAAGGTCGTCGGCAAAGGCATCCGCAGCAAGATCGCAAGTTTCTGGCTCAACGGAGTTGCGGCGACGTTCATCACATGGCCGGAATTGGTGACGAACTACTTGACGGCCGAGGAGGACTACCGGCGCACGCTCAGCGAGGACTCACTGAAGAAGTTTTATAACACCGATCTGGCGGAACCGTACACGCCGAAGAACGTCGTCGATGTGCGGACGCCGGAAAGCCTACGCAGCCGGGCAGAGAAGTACGGGCAGGACGGCGCACCGGAAGTGCCTTCCGTCTGCCGCGCGCTCGTGGCGGCCATCGACGTGCAGGCCAATATGTTCGTGGTGCAAGTCTATGGGATCGCGCCGGGCAACCCGTTCGACCTCTACGTCGTTGACCGGTTCTCGGTCGTGAAGTCGAACCGCCTGGACAGCGACGGCGAGCGACTGTGGGTGAAGCCCGGTGCCTATCTCGAAGATTGGAACCTGCTTGTCGATCAAGTCATCCTCCGCACGTACCCTATCGCCGGGACGGACGGGCAACGCATGGGCGTGCGCATGACGATCTGCGACAGCGGCGGCAAGGCCGGCGTGACGACGAACGCCTACGCCTTCTACCGTAACATCAGGAAGGGAGGGCTCGCGGATCGCTTTCATCTTGTGAAGGGCGAACCGTCACCTCTCGCTCGCCGCGTCGAGGTTCGCTATCCAGACAGTCAGACACGCGCGACCGGACCGAAGGCGGGCGCTCAAGGCGACGTGCCTGTGCTGTTCGTCGCGTCCAACGCCATGAAAGATACACTCAACAACCGGCTCGACGTGCTCGAACCAGGGAAGGGCATGATCCACTTCGCACAATGGCTTCCGGACGAGGTATTCGTCGAACTGTGCGGCGAGGTCCGCACGATCAAGGGATGGGAGGTTGCCAAGGGAGGCAGGCGCCGCAACGAGGCATGGGACTTGACGTACTACACCCTCGGCCTCTGCTGCTCGTCCGTCCTGAATGTCGAACGGCTCGACTGGACAAGCGGGCGGGTCCCTGCCTGGGCGGACGTTTTCGGACGGAATCCTCTCGTTTCGGGACCGGTGAAAGAAGATGTTGCGCCTATTGAGACGACTCGCTACAAGATGTCGCGTCTAGGGGCGGCCCTGGCATGAGGACCCCATGTCGTACACGATCGCGACCCGACTGGCTGAAGCCGAAACGGCCCTGCACAACCTCGTGACGGGCCGCTTGGCGCGCGTTGTCGTCGATGAGAACGGCGAGCGTGTCGAGTTCACGATGACGAACGTGGCGCAGTTGCGCGCCTACATCGAGTCGCTCCGGGCGAACGGCGCCGGCAACAAGCCCCTCGGGTTCTTCTTCTGATGGCTCGTCGCCCGAAGTCACTTCCGACCATCACCGTCAACCGGCCGACGCCACAAGCGATGGGTGGCGGCCTTGAAGGGGCCGAGCGCACGAGCAGGGAGACCGCTCGGTGGGCACCGAACATGGGTCCGCCCGATGCGGTGATCAATCTGGCCAAGCCACTCGCGGATGCCCGCGGGCGCGACATGGCCATGAACGATGGCTACACGCTCGGCGCGGTCGCCCTCCACCGTGATTCCATCGTCGGTGCGGAGTTCAGGCTAAATGCGACGCCGAACTGGCGGGCGCTCGGCGTGTCCGAAGGGTGGGCCGAGGAATTTCAGTTGGTCGTGGAGGCGCGCTTCCACACGATCGCGGAGAGCCCGGCCTGCTGGCTCGATGCCTCGCGTCGCCTGACGCTGACCGAGATGGTCCGGCTGGCGGTCGGCTCTTTCTGCGTGTGCGGCGAGTTTCTTGCGACCGCTGAATGGGTTCGCAACGACCCGACCCGCCCGCTACGGACAGCGATGCAGATGGTGTCTCCGGATCGCCTGAGCAATCCGAACGACCTGTCCGACTCGATGAACCTTCGCCGCGGCGTGCGAACCGACAGGTTCGGCAGGCCGACGCGCTATTGCATTCGCCGTGCCCATCCGCACGACACGACGGCGCAGATGGAAAGGTACGAGTGGCGCGAGGTCCCGGCCGAGACGCCATGGGGTCGCCTTCAAGTTCTGCACGTCATGGAGCAACGACTTCCTGACCAGACGCGCGGCATCGCGGACATGACGTCCGTGCTGAAGCAGATGCGCATGACCAAGCAGTTTCAGGAAGTCGTGCTTCAGAATGCCGTGGTCAACGCGACATTCGCGGCGGCGATTGAGAGCGAGATGCCGTCCGATCAGATCGTGCAGGCGATGGGAGGTAGCGCGGAAGGCGTGGACAACGCGCTTGGCTGGTATCTCGAAAACCTGTCGTCCTACCTGTCGAGCAGCCGGAACATCTCGCTCGATGGCGTGAAGATTCCGCACCTGTTCCCCGGCACGAAACTCAACATGCAACTGGCCGGCAACCCCGGCGGCGTCGGCGTTGAGTTTGAGACGAGCCTGCTTCGCCATATCGCGGCGGGCCTTGGCCTGTCCTACGAGGAGTTCGCGCGGGACTACACCAAGACGAACTACTCCTCCGCTCGTGCCAGCATGGCGACGACGTGGCGGTACATGCAGACGCGCAAGAAGATCGTGGCCGATAAGGTCGCGGACGCGGTCTATCGGCTCGTCGTCGAGGAGGAGATCGCCAACGGCAATCTGCCGCTTCCGACCGGTAAGACCCGCGCGTGGTTCTATGAGCCGCTCGTGAAGGACGCGCTTTGCCGGGCAACATGGATCGGCGCGGCACGCGGGCAGATCGACGAACTCAAGGAAACCGAGGCCGCCGCGCTTCGTATCGAGAAGGGACTCAGCACGCTTGAACAGGAGTGCGCCCGTCTTGGACACGATTTCCGTGACGTCATCACACAACGGGCGCGTGAAAAGCGCCTGCTCGAACAAGCCGGGTTGTGGGTTGATCCCGCGGCGAACCGGCTTGCGCCGGGCGCGGAGGCTCCGCGTGGCCGGTCGGGCAACGAAGAAGAAGGCGCTGAAGAATGAAGACCCAGGAAGACTCCGCGCTGCGTTCGTTCATGCGCCGGTTTGCCCGCGCGTCACTGATCGCGCCGGTCGATTCTCTCGGCCTGCCTCTGACGGAAGTCATTTCCGGCATGGTCGCCGCGCACCTCGCGGCCGATGCCAAGGGAGAGGACGCGCACGAGAAGCGGATGAACTGGCACTTCCGGGACGTGCTCGGCACGTACGGCCGGGCGCCCGAGGAAGGCGCACAAGGGAAACCGTTCCCGTACGCAGGGAACGGCACGGCCATCATCCCGGTGCATGGGGTCCTCCTCAACCGCTGGAACTACGCGGCGCCTTACGCGACCGGCTACAACGCCATCCGCTCGATGCTCAACGCGGCGCTCGCGGATGCGGACGTGCAGCGCATCGTGCTGGACATCAACTCGCCGGGCGGGCAGGCCGCGGGCGCGTTCGAACTCGCCGAAGACATTCGCGCGGCTCGCGACGTGAAGCCCATCCGGGCGATCGCCGACAGTTATGCGTTCTCGGCCGCCTACGCCGTGGCAAGCGCGGCAAGCGACATCGTGGTGACGCCGAGCGGCGAGGTCGGCAGCATCGGCGTGGTCTCGGCGCACATGAACATCGGACCGGCGCTGAAGGAGTTCGGCATCGAGATCACGTTCATCTACGCCGGCAAGCACAAGGTCGATGGCAACCCGTACGAGGCGCTGTCCGACGATGTGAAGGCCGGCATCCAGGCGGATGTTGACCGCATCTACGGGGTGTTCACCGCGAGCGTCGCGGCGGGCCGCAAGCGCAAGATGACGGAAGCGGACGCCCGCAAGACCGAGGCTCATTGCTACGGCGCGGATGACGCCGTGGCGATCGGCCTCGCGGATCACATCATGCCCGCCTCGGCGGCATTGGCGTCGTTCGAGACGACGAGCACCACCGGGGCGCCCGCCTCGAATGTCATCGCTTCCAAGGAGAAGGAAGGAACCACCATGACCGACGAGAACAAGGCTCGCGAGGAGGATCGTGCGCGCATCTCCGCGATCCTCGACCACGACGAGGCGAAGGGACGCGAGTCCCTGGCCCGGCATCTCGCGCTCAAGACGGATATGTCCGTCGAGATCGCCGTCGAGGCGCTGAAGGCGGCGCCCAAGGCGACTGCCGCTTCGGCGGTCAGCGCGCTCGATCGCGCCATGGACCGCATCGAGCACCCCGAAGTCGGCGCCGATGCCGGCCAGGGCGACAAGAAGGCGGACGACGACTCGCCGAAGGCCCGCGCCGATCGCATCTGGTCGTCCTTCCAGGCGGCCGGCGGTGCGGCGCTGGCCGTGCCCTCCAAGGCGTCGAAGGCGCATTGAGCGCAGGCTGACCGACAGGACAAGGAACACGAACCATGACTTTCCCGGACACCCTGACCTCCTTCAACGGGGCTCGCGGCGCCTACACGCCGCCGAACCTGTTCGCGGGCGAGGCCGACATCATCACCGACCGCGCCAAGGCGCGCTACGGGATGCACCTTGCGAAGCACACGATCATCGCACAGGACGCGGACGGGCTTCTCGTCTCGTGGGACCCGGCGACGCGTGCGACCGGCGCCATCACCTTCAGCGGCACCGGTACGGCCAACGACACCGTCACGATCAACGGCCACGTCATCACGATGGTCGCGAGCGGCGCGACGGGCGCGCAGATCAACATCGGCGCGTCGGCGGCGGCGACGGCGGCCAATCTCGCCGCCTACCTCAACCGGGCGTCCGTGCAAGCCCTGACGGGCGTCTACGCCTCCGTGGCGGCCGGCGTAGTGACGCTGACGGCGCTGGTCGGCGGCACGGCCGGCAACTCGATCACCACGACCGAGAACGGCACGGGCGCGTCGTTCGGCGGGGCCACGCTCACGGGCGGATCGGCGACGGCGACGGCCACGTACGGCAAGGCCATCGGCATCACGCTCGAACCGATCGCCGCGTCGGAAGGCAACGTGGACTGCCCCTACTACTCGGGCGGCATCTTCAACCATGAAGCCCTGGTCTGGCCGGCGGCGGTGACTACGCTCGCGGCGCGTCGCGCCGTGTTCAACGGCACGAACATCAACGTCGCGTCGCTGCTCTGATCGCAGGCGCAAGCAGAAGGAGAACCCGCGATGAGCGGCACCCTGGCACTCTACGACACCGCGACGCTGATCGGCGTCATGCAGCGGCCGGACAACGAGCCGGACGGCTTCTGGCTCAACTTCTTCCCGCGTGAAGTCCTCTCGACCACCGAGGAGATCATGTGGGACGACCTGGGCGACCGCGACCGCCGGCTGGCGCCGTTCGTCGCGCCGATGGCGCAAGGCCGCGTGATGCGCGACAAGGGCTTCGTCACGAAGTCCTTCAAGCCGGCCTACGTCAAGCCCAAGCATGTCGTCAGCCCGCACAAGGCGATCCATCGCCGGCCAGGCGAGGCGATCGGCGGCAGCCTGACGCCCATGCAGCGGTGGGATGCGGCGGTCGCGGCGAACATGATGGCCGAGCGGGCCATGTGCGAACGCCGGTTCGACTGGATGGCCTGCCAAGCGATCGCCAACGGCGCCGTCGTGGTGTCCGGTGAGGACTACCCCGAGCAGTACGTGGACTTCGGTCGTGACCCTTCCCTGACCGACGTGCTGACCGGCACGGCCCGGTGGGGCGAGAGTGCGGCGAACCCGCTTCTCGACATCCGCACGATGCGGCAGACCGCGTTCACGCTCGGCGGCTATCCGGTCAACGATCTGATCTTCGGCAGCGAGGCGTGGGAGCGGTTCACCGGCACCGCGTCGGTCGCGGCGCTGCTGTCGAATCAGGCCCGCGGTTCGACCTCGGACTGGCAGGCGCCCGTCATGTCGGACGGGCGGCCCTTCGCGCTCGAAGGCACGATCGGGAACGCCAACGCCGGGCCGGGCGGTCTCCTGCGCCTGTGGACCTACGCCAACTACTACGAGGACACCTTGGGTGGCCCGCGGGTCTCGTACATCCACGAGAACGACGTCATCGGCGTCGGCAACCCGATGGGCGTCCAGGCGTTCGGCGCCATCATGGACGCCGACGCCGGCCTCGCTCCGGCGCGGATGTTCCCGAAGATGTGGAAGGAGAACGACCCTTCGGTCGTCTACACCATGACGCAGAGCGCGCCGCTCATGGTGCCGATGAACCCGAACTCGACCTTCCGCATTCGCGTTCACGACTGACGCTGACACGGCCGGCGGGCTGACCGCCGGCCGCCGCTGACACCGAGGAAAGGGAACCCTCATGCCGCTGAAGATCAACTCTTGCGCCGTCACCGTGATCCGCGACGGCCGGCGCTTCAAGGTACAGCCGTCCGGCGTGCCGTTCGACTTCACCGAGGAGGAAGTCGCTTCCGTCATTGCTGCCGGCGGCAGCATGGTGGACGCGCCTGACAAGGCCGCCAAGGCGAAGGTGATCGAGTCCAAGCCAATCGAGCAGGCCGGCGACCAGAAGCCCGAGACGAAGCCGAAGCCCAAGCGCAAGCAGGCGGCCGAGGATGACGAGGACGGCGAGGACTTCTGATGACGTTCGCGCAGATCAAGCGGGACCTGCGTCGGCTCGTCCATGATACCTTCGCGGTCTCCGCGACGTATCAGGACGCCTCGATGTTGCACCCCGTCGATCTGCGCGTCCGTCTGCACACGCGCCGCGCGTCGCCGTTCGGCGACATGGAAGGCGCGGGGTTTGCCGAGGTGATCGAGAACGTCGATCGCGTCGTGTTCGACAAGGATGAACTGAGCGCGAAGGGCCTGACGCCGTGCCCCAAGGGCGTCGTGAGTTTCCCGGACTACGGAATGTGCGTTCGCCTCGATGTGCGTGAACCGTCCGATGGTCCGATCCGTGAAGCGTGGCGAGTAGTGAGATGATCGACCTAGAAGTCTCCGGGCTGGTCGGTCTTGAACGCTATCTTGCTCTGTGCGAGCGAGAGGCGCGCACGTCCATGCGCATCGCGTTGAACCAGACGGCCGAGCGCAAAGGGCTGACTGCCATCCGCGAGGCGATGGAGGAGGAGATCGCGTTCCCGGCCGGCTACCTCCGCGACCGCAAGCGCCTGGGCGTGACGCAGCGCGCCACAAACTCGACGCTCGAAGCCCGCATCACGGCCCGCGGTCGGCCGACCAGCCTTGCCCGCTTCGCAAGCGGGGCGTCTGTCATCGGCAACCGGGCAGGATCGCGGCTCACGGTTCGCGTCAACCCGCGGGTCCGTCGCACGTTGTCTCGTGCGTTCCTTGTGCGCCTCAAGGCGGGCCAAGGGCCGGTCTCGGACGACAACTTCAACGTCGGCCTCGCGATCCGCTTGAAGCCCGGCGAGCGCATCTCGAACAAGCGGCAGATGGTCCCGTTCGGTGGTGGCCTCTATCTGCTGTACGGACCAAGCGTGGATCAGGTGTTCCTGACCACGGTTCCGAACGAGAGCGGGGCTATCGCCGATGCCGTGGCGGAGGAGTTCTTCCGTCAGTTCGAACTGCGTACGAGCGGGAAGGTCTGATCATGCCGGTCCCTCGTCAACTCGACATCCTGAAGGCGCTCACCGAGCACCTTGAAGGCATCAGCGTCGTCGGCGGGTATTCACACGACCTCGCCGGCCGGGTATTCCGTGGGCGCATGGTGTTCGGGGACGAGGTTCCGCTTCCGTGCGTGTCGATCCTCGAAGCCCCCCGCCCTGATGAGCGCCCGCGCGCAGGCGGGCACGAGAATGCGTTTCGCGCCGAAGATTGGGTCCTGCTCGTGCAAGGATGGGTCGAGGACGACGCGCACAATCCGACCGACCCGGCCTACATGCTCAAGGCCGACGTCGAGTCGCGCCTGTCGCAAATCGTGGCGATCAACGAGCAGAACGGGTTGCCCCGTTATCCCTCCGCATTCCGCCTCGGCGGGCGGATCAACGGGGCCACGATCGGCCCCGGAGTGGTGCGTCCTCCGCAGGATCGCATTTCGGCCAAGGCGTTTTTCTACATCCCGCTTGTGCTCAACGTCGCGCTCACGCCGACCGCGCCGTTCGTGGCATAGCAACTCGGCAGCGAAGGAGACCGACCATGCCGACTTTCTCGAACAACCTCGTCCTCGGGCGCGGGCGGCTGTTTTTCGGCCGCTTCCCGTCCGGGACGCTCTCGGCCAAGGGCATGAAGTATTTCGGCAACACGCCCGCCGTGAACCTCAACGTCACCGAGGAGGTCCTCGAACACTTCGACAGCGACTCCGGTCTGAAGATCAAGGACCGCGTGGTGACGTTGAGCCAGGAGATCGCGGGCAGTTTCCAGACGGACAACATCAGCCCGAACAATCTGGCGCTGTTCTTCGCGGCGGAGGAGAACACGGTCGCGCAGACGTCCGGGACCAACATCGTCGAGACGTTCTCCGGGGTCGAGGAGGACGTGTATATCCAACTCGGCATCACGCCGACGCGCCCGCAAGGCCATCGCGGCATCACGACCGTCGATGCCGTGACGAACGGCGCGACGACGCTGGTCGCCGGCGTCGACTACGAGGTCGATCTGGAAAACGGCCGCATCTGGCTGCCGAAGGAATCGACCCTGTTCGCGGCGAATGACACGCTCGTCGTCCAGTACGACGTGCCGAACCTCAACTACCAGCGCATCGCCGACCTCAACGAGACGGTCTACGGCCGCCTCGAATACGTGTCGGACAACGCGGTCGGTTCAAACTTCAACTACGTCTGGCCGTACGTGAAGTTGACGGCGGACGGCGACCTCGCGCTCAAGGGCGACGAGTGGCAGACCATGAACTTCAACTTCGAGGTGCTGCAACTCAACTCCACGACGCCTCGGCAGATCATCATTCCGCGCGAGTGACGGCTGGTGCCCGGCGGGATCGCTCCCGCCGGGCACTTACATTGAAACCGCCAATCGGAAGGGAACACCGACATGGCACTTCGGGACTACAAACCGCGCCAAGACTACATCACGGTCAACGATGAGACCGTTGCGGTTCGAGGGCTCACGGTCGAGGACATCGCCATCCTCATCGACGCCTACAAGGACCCGATCGTCGAACTCTACGCGATCTTCGAGGGGTCGCGCAGAGCGAAAGACGCCGAGGGCGACGACGCGCTTCAGGCCCGGCTCGATCGCATCATCGTGGAAAGCGTCCAGCGCGCGCCGCATCTCGTCGGTGCGATCATCGCGCTTGCCGCAGATGAACCGGACGCATCCGAGCAGGCGAAGTCACTTCCGTTCACCGTGCAAGTGGACGCGCTGGTGAAGATTTTCACCCTCACCTTCTCGGATGTGGGCGGCTTGGGAAACTTCTTGGCGGTGCTGCAAGGCGCAATCGCCGGAGTGATCGTCCCGCTCCGCCGCGACCCGGCCGCACCGCCAAGCCCCTCAATCCAGTAGAAGCCTTCTTCGTCCAACTGCGGCGCGATCTTAGCCTGCTCTTGGAGCATGGTCATCACGGCGCTTCCGCTTACACGGTCGGGCGGCTATGGGTGGAGGCGAGACTGGTGCGGGACCGGATTCGGCACCGGCTCGCTGACGAAGCCACGATGCTTCACGCGGTCGTCGTCGGCGCCATGTCCGATCCCAAGCACCTCAAGCGTTTCCTAGAGGACTTGGAAGATGGCGATTGAGCGCCGGGACATCGACTTCGCGCTTCGCGCCAAGGACATGTCAACCGCCACGTTCCGTGACGTCCGCAAGGCCGTCGCGGACCTGGGCCGTGCGCTCGAAGCGCAGGCGGCAGGCATCCGGTCCGGTGACACCGCGCTCAGCGAACTCATCAACACATACAAGCAACTCGAACTCGCGGCCAAGGCGTTCTCGTCTCAGCAAGGGCTCATCGACAGATTTCGTGCGCAAACGGAGTCCTTGTCGCGCTACGAAGCCCGCGCGGCTGAGGCGCGCAAGAAGGCCGACGAGTTCGCCGCGGCGCTGGCCAACAAGGAGAAAGTCTCGCTTCGTGCGCAGGCGCGGCTCGACGCGCTCAACCGCATCGCCGAGCGCGCGGCGAAGGCGTTCGCAGATCAAAGTGAAAAGGTCTCTCGGTCCCGCGAGGCGCTACAGAGAGCCGAGATCGACGTTCGTGATCTCGACGGCGCTTCGAAGTCACTTCTGACGAGCAGCCAGCAACTCGGTGCGGCGATCAACACGGCCAAGACGCTGATCTCGGGCTACAGCCAGGAGGTCCGGCGCGGTCGCGAGGAGGAGAAGCAGGCCGCCGCGGAGCAGCGCCGCCGAGCCGAAGTGCTCGACCGATTCAACGCGGCGGTCAAGGAAAGGTCTCGCGTCATCGCGGCGGTGCGCGCGGCAGAGACCGCCGCGGCACGCGAGGAAGCCGAGGCCGCCAAGAAGACCGAACAGCAGACCCGCGCGTACCAGGAGCAGGTTGCCGCGGTCGATCGCCTGCTGGCCTCCTACGGACGGCTGAGCGCCGCCAACGTTCAACTCGCGCGCACGCGGGCACGAGAGGGCGGCGGAGCCGAGGCGGCCGTCCTGGGTGCCCGCGGGCAGCCGCAAGCACTCACTCTCACCGACATCACTCAGGCCGTCCGGCTTCAAGCCGTGGCGGTGCAGGAAACGCTCGGCAAGCCAGTACAGAACTACCTCGGGCTCCTCGAAGACCTTGAACGGTCCCTCCGGCGCGTGCAGGCGATCGCCAAACAGGTTGACGGCTATCAAGCGCAGCGCGCGGCGGTGCAGGCGTCGCTCACTACGTACCAGCAGGCACGTGCGAACCTGAAGGCACTCAACGACGAGCAGCGCCGAAACCCCTCCGCGGAGAACGCTGCCGCCGTCCGCGCGGCGCTGCCGGCGTACGAGCGGGCCAGGGCGGCGTTCATCGAGCAGTTGCAGGCGTTGCGTGTGCTGCGGGAAGAGCTCCGGCAGTCCGGTATCGGCACACGAGATTTCGGCGAGACGCAGCGGCGCCTCGTGGAGATCACGGCGCAAGCCAGCCGGTCGATCCGCGACCTGACGGCGAATTATGACAAGTTCGGCGGGTCTGCGCGCTCTGGTCCGGCAGGATTCCTCGGACTCAGGCCGTACGAACTTCAGAACCTCTCGTTCCAGATCAACGACATCTTCACGCAACTTGCGAGCGGCGCGTCGTTGATGCAGACGCTTGCGCAGCAGGCAGGCCAGATTGCTCAGATTCAACCGATCTGGCAACGCATCGTGGCGTTTGCGCCCGCCTTCGTGACTCTCGGCGCGGCGATCGGCGTAACGGTCGCGGCGCTTAGTCGATTGAACCAGGCGGCCGCGTCAACTCGTAATTTTGCTGCACAAGCGCAGATTCGAGGGTTGACCGACCTGTCGGTGACTCCGGCGCAACTTACCGCCATTGTGCGCGAGATCGAGAAAATTGGCCCGTCGTTCAACGAGGCACGAACCGCAGTCCAAGCCTTTTTCAACTCCGGCGTCTCCACTTCGCTGCTTCGCGACGCAACTGAGATCGCGGTTCGGTTTGCCAGAATCACCGGCCGCGATATACCGGACGCAACACAACTCCTTATCCGCGGGCTGACCGAAGGACGAGAAGGATTCAAGGCGCTTCTCGACGCGAACATAGGATTCAGCGAGTCCACTCGTCGCACGATCACGTCTTTGCTCGATCAAGGGCAAGTCTTGTCCGCGCAGAACGTCATCATCGCCGCGCTGCGAGACACGGTTCGAGACGCAGACGAGCGGGGTCTTAGCCCGTTTCGCGCCGCCGCCATCGCGGTGCGAAACGCATGGCTAGAAGTGCTCGATGAACTAGGTAAAACCGGCATCGTTGCGACGCTCAGCAACGCACTCACCACTCTTGCGGAGCGCGGTCGCCAACTCGCGTCGGTCATGCGCCTGCTCCGAGGCGAAGTTGCCGCGATTGAAGGCGGCGAACCCCCTGATCCGCGCCAAGTCACCGCCGCGCAATTGCAACGTGCGCAAGAGCGACTTCAAACGCTGGAACGGCGAGTCGAAGAAGGGTCGAGCATATTCCGTTTCGGAAGTGCGGCCCAAGTCGAGGAGGCACGCCGCAATATCCCGCTCGTTCGAGCAGAGATTGAACGCCTTCGCGCGGCGCAGGAGAACGCGAATCGTGCTGCGCTCAATGGGCAGCGCATCGCGGCCGAAAGGGGGGCAGAAGCGGCTGACCAACGGCGCTTGCAAGCCCTGCAAGGGCAACTGGACACCCTTCAACGGACGGTCCGCGAGCGCGAATTGGAAGGGCGCATCGCAGACAAGAACTTGACACAGGCGCAAAGAGAGGCGGCGGTACGCGAGAGAGAGCGCCTTCGCCTGCTTGAAAGGGCGCCCGGCGCGCTAGCGACCAACGAAGGGCAAGAACTCCTCAGACGCCAAACGGACGTCGCTCTCAGGGAACTTCGTGAGCGCATACGGTCGGAAACTGAAAGCGCAAGCAGGGAAGCCGCCGCCGCGGTCCGACGCGACTTTCAGGCGATCGCGCAAGACATCCAGAACACCCTCCGCATTCGCGACGATACTGTCCGCGCGATCCAAGAGGACGTGGCGGCAGGCGCGCTCTCTCCGGCGGAAGCGATCGCACGTATCGGACAGGCCGCCGAGCAGACCCGTCCGGCGCTTCAACGGCTGCGCGACGAGGCGCAGAGGTTCCTCGATCAAGGTCGCGGCCGGGACGTGGTACGCGACGCAGCCATTCAGCGGGTCATCGCGCAGGCTGACCGCGGTCTCGCCGGAACGGCCGGCGCTCGGGCCGGAACCAACGCGATCCTTCAGCAGTCGCGGCGGGAGATTGAGCAGCAGTTCCAAGAGCGGCAGAACTTCATCCAGACGCAGGCGGCTCTTGAACAGCAAGGACTTATCACACGCGCCGAGAGTGAGCGGCAGATCGTCGCCCTTTACGGCGAGACGCGCGAGGCGCTGCAAGCCAACATTGACGCCTATGCCGAGGCGAACCGCGTCGCCGCGGAGAATGGCACGATCACGCAGGCCGCGGCCCGCGGCAACGCCGCGCAAATCGAACTGTGGCGCGCGCAACTCGAACGCATCAACCCTGAGTGGGCGAGGCTAAAGCAAGGCATCGAGAACACGTTCACGCAGGCAGGCGTGTCGTTCTTCGATTCCGTCGCCAAGGCACTAGGCGAACTGGCGGCCGGCGTCATCACGCTCGAAGAAGCGTGGAAAGCCGCCGGACGCGCGGCGCTTCAGTTCTTCGCAGACGTGTTGAAGGGTATCGCTCAGGTCATCCTTAAGGAACAGGTACTTCAGGCCGTTCGGCTCATCACCCGGTCGATCAGCGCAGGCGTGGCGCACACAGGCGGCACGGTGGGTTCGCCGGGGGGTGTCCGCCGGTCGGTCAACTCTGGCATCTTCGCAGCCGCGCCACGGATGCACAACGGCGGCATCGTCGGCGGTCTGCGCCGCGACGAGCGGGCTGCGATCCTGCAAACCGGCGAGGAAGTCCTGGCTCGCGATGATCCGCGGAACATTCTCAACCGCAACAAGACTTATGGGCCGGCGACGCCGGGTGGTGATGGAATGCCGATCCGTAACATCCTGGCCATCGGGGACGAGGAGATCGCCAACGCGCTCAACTCCTCGGCCGGAGAGCGCGTGCTGTTCAACCTGTTGCGACGGAACGCACCGACCGTGCGCGCCATCGTGCGAGGTTAAGCGATGCCGGTGGAGAACCTTCCGCGCTGGTCCATCCTGCCGAACTGGCGTCAGCCGGTCATCGAGCGCCTGGAAGCCCTCACGGCGGTCATGACGAGTCCGTCAGGGGCGGAACAGCGGTACGCCGCTCGCTGGTCGCCCCGTCGTACGTTCGAGGCCCTGATGACCCCCAGCGGGCTCGTCCGGACTCTGTTCGACGTGTCGGTCAGCGCGGTCGGCGGGGCGCCGTGGTATCTGCCCGTCTGGCATGACGGACAGACGTTGGAAGCGGGGCTCGGCGCGAACACGACGGTCATCCCGGCGGATACGCGGCACTATGAGTTCGTGACCGGCGGGTTCGTCATGCTGTGGGCAGACGAGTTCACGACCGAGGTGTTGGAAGTCGCTTCCGTGGCGAGCAACAGCGTGACCGTCGTTGACGGGTCTGCGGCGGCATGGCCGCCCGGCACGCGCTTGTTCCCGGCCGTCAAGGCGCGACTGACCGACATGCCTGAGATGCAGCGCATGGGTCCGCGCGTCCTTGAGAACGCTGTGCGCTTCATGGTTGAGACGGCCAACGACTTCACCGATGAGGAAGCGGAGATCGGTTTCCCGGAGTATCGGGGGTTCTATGTCCTGACGGCCCGGCCAGACGAAGGCCAGGACATCACGCATGGCCGCGCACGGTTGCTCGACGAGGTTGACGGCGAGACCGGCCTGACGCGCCGGTTCGACCAAGCCGGCAAAGACTTCACCTTGCAAAAGCACCACTGGCTCTCGGTCGGCCGTAAGGAGCACGCTGACCTCCGCGCGTTGTTCTACGAACTCGACGGGCGGCGTACGCCGCTGTGGCTGCCGACATACGCGGACGACTTCACGCTTGTCGCGCCTGTCGCGTCGACCGGCACCGGCATCGAAGTGGCGCGGTGCGGGTTCACGCAGTACGGTGGTCCGCGCTTCAGCCGAGAGGACGTATGGATTTACCTGCGCGACGGGACGAACCTGTTTCGGCGCATTACCGGGTCGTCGTTCACGACCGACGGAACCGAGATCATCCAGTTCGACTCTGCGCTCGGCGTCGCGTTCGACATCGCCGACGTGGCGCGCATCTCATTCATGGCGCTGTGTCGGCTCGACGCCGACACTATGGAGATCGAGCACTATACGAAGGCCGATGGCGCGTCGCGCGTGGCGCTGACGTTCCGGTCGGTGCCTGACACGCGCACGGCTACCGAGTGGGCGCCGCCGCCCCTTCCAAACGCCGTGCCGAATGATGAGCCTTGCGGCGAGGTTGCTTGCGTCCCGGTTATCTCCGCGGTGGGCACCCCGTTCCCGATCACACAGTCCGAACCTTCAGGCAGCGCGAACCTCAAATACCCGACCATCGAGATCGGCGAGTTCTCGACGGACTTTTTCGTGGCATATCTCAACGGATCAGGTGACAATCTTCGGTTTCGCTACGTTGGCACGGATGACTCTGTCAGCGCGGAGACAGTTGTCTCGGTCAGCACTAGCGACATCCTTGGCATCGTGTCGAACCCTCTGATCCCCATGTCGATCGGGTTCAATGTATCGGAACTTGAATACCGGCTCAGCGTGTCGGACGGCGGGTCGGTGTACGAGTTCGACCTCGGGACTTACGCGCTCGATGATACGCGAACGATTTCAACCGGGAATGTGATTGTCGGCCTTGTCGTGGGTCCCTCATCGACCTATCGTGTCGTCATGGCGAACCCCGGAAACGGGATCACATACGCCAACTGGACAGTCGGCGATCCACCGACCGCAGGCAACCCGGTGGTTGCGGCCAATGTCGGACCGGTGGATGCGAAGTCGCTCCCGAACACCTTCTCGACATGGTCGATCGTCTGGAAGGACAACGACACCAGCCGACTCAACGTCAACAACGTTGTGTTCTTCTCGGCGGAAATCTACGGGCCGACGCTCGTCTCGACGTCAGGCGGCAACGACGAGCGGCACATCGACAACGCATACGCGGCGATGTTCGACCGGCACGTATTCGCGTGGCGGCGGTTCAACGGCACGGCGCCCGGCGGATCGGTCAGGATGCGCGATCTGCTTTTCGATCTTACAGGGGGCGACCCGGAGATCGAGGTATATCCGCTCACGGGCCTTGGCGTCAGCGGGTACACGCATCTCGCCAATCGCGAACCGGTCTGCGGCGTCGTGCTGCCGAACCGCAACCTCCTGCTCGTGGAGCGGCGGTATGAGTCGGTCGGTGCGCAACTGCGTGCCTATGAAGTTCTGGTCTTACATGCGCCGTACGAAGCGAGCAAGCAATCAAACGTGGTGCGGTTGTCTCCGCCGGGCGTAGGCCCGACAGGCGATGTCCAGCGCAGCGCGACGATCAAGGTGCTTAGCGCCGCGGACACACTGGCGGACGTGGTGGTCGTGTTCGAATACCCCGTGGACAACGAGGGGGCCACACAACTCGTGGCGCAGCGGTTCTCGATCACCACTTGCTCGTCACTGACGGAACCGGAGTGAAATCATGGTCGCTTTCGGCATCCAAGAAATCAGCAACTACTTCGGCCGCCCTTCGCTGCTGGTGACGTTCCGCCGCGGCAATCGGACGTGGTCCTACACCTCTGCTGACCGAGACATGGCGCTTGGCGGCCGGCTGTATCTCGCTCTCCCGATGAATGTCGGGCCTTTGAACCAGAGCGGCGACGTGCAATCGGACGAGGTTACGATCGAGTTGCCGGCCGACGAAGGAATGGTCAGTCGGCATATCGCCGTCCCGCCTACCGAGGAAGTCGGCGTCACCATCGCGCGTTACCATAAGGGGGGTGACGACGCCTTCATTCGCTTTGTCGGACAAGTGGATCGGGTTCGACGGCTGTCGCCGCTCCGCGCCGAGGTGAAGTGCAAGACGCTTCTGGCTTCGTACGCACGCAGCGGTGCCCGGCTCGCGTGGCAACGCGGCTGCACTCACGCGCTTTACGATCCTGGCTGCAAGGTCAACAAGGCGCTGTATGGCGTGCCCGGCGTCGTGGCCAGCAAGACCGCCTCGGCCATCACCGCGACGGCGCTCGCGGCGCTTGCGGACAACCGATTCCAAGGCGGGTTCCTCGAATGGGATTTCGAGCCGGCGCTGAAGGCGCGGCGCGCGATCACCGACCACGCAGGGGAGTTCGCCAACATTCTCGGCGGCACATACGGGCTTGAGGTCGGCATGAACTTCGTGGCCTACCCAGGTTGCCCGCGCAACATCGAGAGTTGTGCGAACTTCTACAACAACCTCCCGAACTACGGGGGCATCGTGCACCTTCCGAGCAAATCCCCGTTCAACGGCAACCCGGTGTTCTGATCATGGACCCTGTCAGCGTCATCGTGCAGATCGTCATTGCCATCGTGATGATGGCAATTTCGTACGCCATCACGGCGTCCATGGCGCGACGCGCGCCATCCAGGAAGCCGAGCGCGCTAGAGGACTTCGATTTCCCGCAGGACGCAGAAGGCACCGCGCAGATGGTGGTGTTCGGCGACGTGTGGACAGACGGGTGGATGGTTCTCTGGTACGGTGATTTTAATGTCATCCCGATCCGGAAGAAGGGCGGCAAGAAGTGACTTCCGTGCGAGACCCCGTGACCGTCCACATGCGCCATGTGCGCGCGGCGAACCTCTGCTCACGCGGGGCTCGCGCGTGGTTCCACCGCCACGGTTTCTCGTGGACGAACTTCCTCATGGTCGGATATCCATCCGACGTGCTAGAGGCGACCAAAGACCCATTCGTCGAGAGGGTCGTCGCAGAAGCGCGCAAGGAGTCCCGCCGTGGGTAAGTCCAAAAAGGCAACCGTCGGCTACTGGTATGCCTTCTCGATCCACATGGGCGCTTGCCGCGGTCCGATCAACGCGCTCAGGCACATCAAGGTCGGCGACCTGACCGCGTGGCAAGGCGAAGTGACCAGCAGCACCGAGTTCAGCATCGACCAGCCGGCCCTGTTCGGCGGCGAGGAGAGAGAGGGCGGCATCGTCGGTACGTTCGGCGTGTGGATGGGGGAGGCCACGCAGACGTTCTCCGCGACGTTCAAGGCGCTCCTGGGCGGGCTCGTGCCGGACTTCCGGGGCGTCACGACGTTTACGTATCAAGGGAAGGTTACTGCCAACAATCCATACCCGAAGCCGTGGGCGTTCCGCCTTGCGCGATGGGACGCGGGATGGGACATCGACCCGGAGAATCCGCTTCGGCAGACCCCGTGGTATCCGGCGAAGGCACGCATCCTGCTGAGCGACGGGCGCGGCGGATACATCTACGCGATGAACCCGGCGCACATCCTCTACGAGTGCTACACGAACCGCCTGTGGGGTCGCGGACACGATCCGAGCAGGCTGGCCGAGGAGTATTTCATCTCGGCTGCCAATGTGCTCTGTGACGAAGGATTCGGCCTCTGCCTGAAGTGGCAACGTCGGGGCGACATCTCCGAGTTCATCAACACGGTGCTCAATCACATCGGCGCGGTGCAGCGGATAGACCCGACAACGGGTAAGGTCGCGATCAAGTTGATCCGCAACGACTATGACCCTGAAAACCTCGTCGTGTTTGGCTACGACACTGGACTCATCTCGATCGAGGAGGACGAGACCGGCGGTGGCGATAGCGCGTACAGCGAGGTCGTCGTCAAGTACGTGGATGCGGCTACCGGCGAAGAAGCAATGGAGCGTGCGCACAGCCTCGCCATCATGCAATCACTCGGCGACGTGGCGAGCACGACGGCGGCCTACCCCGGCATCCCGACAGCCGCGCTTGCGCAGCGGGTCGCCACGCGCGACTTGAACCAGCAAGCCGCCTTCCTGAAGAAGTTCAAGTTGGTGCTCGATCGCCGCGGGTGGCTCCTCGGCCTGGGCGACGTGTTCAAGGTTACTGCGGCCGACCGTGGGCTCGCCCAAGTGATCCTCCGCGTCGGATCGATAAACGACAGCGAGCTGAAGGATGGCCGGATCACCGTTACGGCCATTCAAGATGTGTTCGGCCTGCCGGAGACCGGCTATGCGGCCCCGCAGTTGCCGGGCGCGTGGCTGCCGCCGAACAACACGGCGATCGCCGTAAACGAGCGGCGGATTGAAGAAGTCACGTACCGCGACCTCGTGCGCACGCTATCACCGGCCGACCTCGCTTCGGTGGACGACACTGACAGCCGCGTGGCGATCATCGCCGCGGCGCCGACCGGAACGTCGATCAACTACGACATCGCCAGCGCCGCGACCGGCGAAGACCTCGCCGTTCGAGGCAGCGGGGACTGGACGCTATCAGCCGTGCTAGATGAGGCAGTCGGCTGGTACGACACGGCTCTCGCGTTCTCTGCTGACGCGGACCTTTCATCTGTTCTTGTCGGCGAGGAAATCCTTGTCGATGACGAGTTGATGCGCGTCGATGCTGTTGATGACATCGCCAAGACGATCGACGTTGCCCGTGGCGTCGGTGACACGTTGCCCTCGCCGCACGCGATCGGCGCGCGAGTCTGGTTCGTCGAGGACGCCAAGGGGTCCGATGGCCGAACATACTCGACGGGCGAAGACGTCGAGGTACGCCTGCTCACGCGCACGCCTAGTGACGTACTCGGCGTCGGCGAGGCGCCCGGCGATACGGTGACGATCGGCGCGCGTCAGGCTCGCCCGTACCCGCCCGGCAACCTTCAGATCAACGGTACGCCGTTTGGCACGTTCCAAGACGACCTTATGGTCGCCACGGGCGACGTCGTGCTGACCTGGGCACATCGCGATCGCGTCGCGCAGGAAGACCAGTTGGTCGAGCACGATGCGGCCAGCGTTGGCCCCGAGGCTGGCACGACATACACCGTCGAAGTGCGTGACGGTGCCACGTTGCTGCGGACGGCGTCGGGCATAAGCGGCACGACCTGGACATACGACGGCACCATGATTAGCGCGGACGGCGAGCCGACAGAAGAAGCCTGGACGTTCAATGTCCGCTCGGTCCGCGGCGGCCTGCCTTCGTGGCAGGAGTACGAAGTGAGGGTGCATCGAAGGTTGAGCCGGACGCTGATCGCCGCCGGGCCGAACGTCGTTGTCGGCACCGGATTCTCGCCAACCGTTGCGGCGGATTGGCTCCTCGTTGCGCAGACCGGAGCGGCGGTTACGCGCGGTTTCCCGCCAGTCCTGGCGCTGTGACAAAAAACCATTTACTGTAATGAGGTGTCTGCTATGGTGCAACTCTCAATGACTGACCGGTCGAGGGATCACACATGACCGTTGGAGCCTTCGCGCTTTACGGCTTGGCCAAGGAGGAGATCATTGCGGGCACCATCGCGCTCGCGTCGGATGATTTCTCTGCGATCCTCGTCGGAAGTTCATACACACCGGACCTTGCTGCGGATGAGACGTACGCGGACGTGTCCGCCCACGAAGCCAGCGGCGCGGGATACACGACAGGAGGTATTGACATCGGGTCGATCGGCGTCAGCCGGGTCGGCGCTGTCGTAACTCTCGATTCTGCGGTGACGTTGGCTTGGCCGGCGTCGAGCATCACGGCGAAGTATCTCGTGCTGGTCCGCCGCGCCGGAGTGTCGCTGGCTCCGACTGACCGGCTGCTCGGTGTCCTCAACCTCAACACGAACGGCGGGTCGGTACATACGGCCGGCGGCACGCTCGAAGTCCAATGGAACCCGAACGGCATCTACGAGTTCAACTGAGAAGTCACTTCCGAACCCAGGAGACGGGACCATGGCCACCTATCAGAAGTTCCATCAGTTCGTCGAAGACCTCGCCCGCGGGGTCCACGATCTGAGTGCAGACACGCTCAAGTTCTATCTGACGAACGCGACGCCCGATGCGGCGGCAGATGCGGTCAAGGCCGATCTCGCGGAGATCGCTGGCGGCAATGGCTACACCGCGGGCGGCGTGACTCCGGCGATCACTTCGGCCGTGCAGACGGGCGGCACGTTCAAGTTGGTCCTGGCCGACCCGGCGGTCATCACCGCGAGCGGCGGTTCGATCGGGCCGTTCCGCTACGTCGTACTATACAACGACACGCCCACGTCGCCGGCTGACCCGCTCATCGCGTGGTGGGACTACGGGTCGGCGCTGACGATCCCGGATGGCGAGTCGTTCACGATCGACTGCGACCCGACGACCGGCGTTCTGACGATCGCCTGACGGTGACGCCATGAGCGACAGCAAGGTCTCCGCGCTGACGGCGGCGCCCACGCCGCTTGATGAGGACTGGCTGCTCAAACTGAGCAAGGGCACGCCGGACAATCTCGACCGG